GTAACGACGATATTCTAGGTATGTTCCCTTTACCTATTGCAGATATTATATCAGGCAGTGGTATATACAAGTTATCTTCAACTGTATAATAATCATAAGCAAAAGGTACGTCATAATGATCATAATCTTGTTGTTCTTCATATACAAGATTACGAGTACCAACACCTGTCGGTACACAATTATAATACTGCCATACTTTTCTAGGAATTTGTGAAATATTTTGATATGTTCTAGAGTATTGAATTATTGTAATGTTTGTTTTTATACTATGTGGGCTACCCACTTCACCTCTAAATACCAACCCTTTATGTGCTGCTAATATTACCCAAGGTCTCATTATCATATCAATAAAAGATGTGTTAGTTTCTCTAAATCTTAAAGTTAACTGATTACCTGCAAATGCATCTCTAGTATTACCTATATTACCTTGTACAAATCCTCTGTTATTAGGAATAGAAGCGGTATCTATTGATAACGTATCATTAGGTATATCAGCTCCGTCTAAAAAAATACAACCAACAGTTTTTTGAAATGCGTCATTGGTTAAAGCATTAATAGCATTATCAATACTCCAACCCCTTTTAGCACCATCAACTGTTTCTAAATTTTGTATAACTGATTGTTGTAAATCTGCGGGAAAACTTTGTATTAAAGCTATAAACTGGCTTTTTAAGGGAATTGTTGCAACCCAGGTTTCTAAAGATGTTAAAAACACATCTCTAAAACTTAATAAAGGTATGCCTGGTATAGCAATATTGGAAACAATAGTGCTAGGTGCAGCTAAAGTTCCTGGTTGGTTTATACCACCTAAAGTAGCCAGAGCTGTTGTTGCATTGCCTAATGCGTTTAATATACTACCTGCCATTCAAATATTTAATCACAAAAAACGCTGTACAACTAGTTGTACAGCGTTTCTAAATTATAATGTTTTTTAATTAACCTGTTTTACGCCAATAATGATAAGCTAAAGTAACATTAAAATTTTGAATATCACCTACTGATGTAATATCATACTCTAATGCAGCAACATCTCTGATACTAACACCGACCAATTGATATTGTGCAATTTTATTTAGCTGTTTATCTAACTGAATTAAGTCAATTACCGCTGATTGTTTAGGTGTAAAGTAGTTGCCTGTGCTGGTTGCATCATTAAACGTATCATTTACTACAGCTAGGAATTTTTCTCTAATTTTTTGTGCAGCGTCTGCATAAAAGTTAATAACGTATGAATCACTATTTGGATATTGTGCAATACCTGGTATGTTAAAGTTAAGTCCCATGTATGGTACGGCGTTATTGGTAATGTTTTTAGCAGGTAAACTTGCCGTCCTAGCATATACTAAATCATTTTCAGTAACAATTTGTGTGCTACCATCACCAAAGTTTATATTTAGCACTCTAAACAAGTTAGAACGTGAAAAATCATTAGCCTGTGCTTGTGTGTAAAAGTCTTGTATTGTTTGATGTACGTCTGCCATATTATTATTTAGTTATCCAAGTATCAATTGCTGGTCTTGAATTGGGGTTTTACTGTCTAATAGAATGTTTTTAACTTTTATATCATTCTTTGAATACCATACATTGTTAATTTGATAGCCCATAGAGGTTACCTCTTGGATAACCCCTGAGCGTTCATTTTGATCAAATGACGTAGTAAAGAATACGGTTTGGCCTTTTGTCATAAAATATTAACCAACCAATTCACTGAAGTTTTGGCTTGTTTGTGTAGCGTAGAAGTTGACTAATATAAACTCAGCCGTTCTAACTGGCTTTAAGTAGATATCAACAACTAATTCGTTAGCATCAATAACTGACGGTGGGTTGTTACGTTCATCACACACAATTAAGAAATCGTATAACCCTTCTGTGTTCTTAGCGTTTGTAAATAAAGGTGTTAATGTGTTAATTACTCTTGTTCTTGTTAACACTGTGTTAGGTTCAAATACGAAATACTTGACCGTTGCAGCTGTTGCTTTTTCAAGATTCAAGAATAGACGTCTTACATTAATTCTATCAAATGCACTTGGTTGTTTTAATAATGTCTTTTGACCATATATTACAAACCCTTCATTCGGGAAAAATGCTACCGGGTTAACTGAAATATTATATAACTGATCTCTTTGTTTCTGGTTTGGATAAATTGCCAAATCAGTAATACCAGTACCAGTTAAGTTGCCTCTTGTAAAACCAGCTGGTGCAAACCATGGTTGATAGTTTGTATCAGTGTTTGTCATTGCAGCTGCAGCAAATCCAGAGAATGGAGCCCATACAAAGTTGCCTAAGTTGTTGTCAAATACTTGACCCCACGTACCATAAGTTGTTGCATAGCTTGTATTAAACGGAGCTAATACATTTTGTATTGGTAGATAAATGTTTACTGGGAAGTTGTTATTTGGATTAGACAACGTCAAGTAATCGCTACCTTGAACAAAAATATTTCTTGGTAAGTCAGCAATAAAGAGTAGATCCTTTCTTTGTAAACCAGCAAAACCAGCATAAAGATTGAATATTACTCCCCAATTTGCAGCATAAGTAGCTGCATCTGGTGACATATCAGTAAAGTTATTAACTGCTAACCCTGATACCGCATTAACAACTATTGTATCATCAAAGTAAATTTGAGTAGATGATAATGTTGCTTGCGTTTGTAACCACTGACTGTTTGCAAATATTGTTGACATACCTGCGTCAATTGCAAGATCAATATTATATTGTTCTGTGTTTGCAGCTATGTCAAACATTCTGTTTAACTTTGTAGGTATTGAACCTAAGTCTTTTGTTTGAACGTTTGTATTAGCATATGCACCAACTGTAAATAATGCGTCTACATTTCCCAAATATGAGTAAGATTTAGCTAATGTGCCTGATAAAGCTTGAATTTGAGCTGTAGCTGTACTTGGGTTAACTATACCAAACTGTGCTGATAACTGCTGCAGTAAAGTTACTGGACTTGCATACCCTGTGGTAATTGTTCTTGCAAAGTTTGATGGATTACCAACATTGTTTAACCAAGTTTGACCGTTTTTATGTGAAATATAGTCGTTAACTAAAATTTCAACATTAGGAGATGGTAAGCTTACGTTGTCAATAAAGAAGCTTTGAGGGGCACCACCGTTAGATGGATTAATTTGTCTCCAATAATCTAATGAACCAACATAATTTTCAACAAATGTATAAGATAATTGTGTTGTTGTGGGGTTAAAATTGGATTGGTTAAGTTTAAACAAACCAAATATTAAAGTATCTTTAAATGTATCTGTACCAATGTTAAATGATGGCGAAGTTTCTAATACTTGAGATATACTTGTACCAACATTTGATGTCGCATTGTTATTAGCTGGTGAATATGCGTTTTCAGCTTGTGATGAAAGAGCAAATGCTAATCTTGTTGTGGGAATATTAACGTAATTTTGTGTATAAGCTGCACTAAATGCAACTGTTTCTACTGCTAAAATGTCTGTAAAGTTAGAAGCTGGATTTATATTTGAATTATCAGCAATACCAACATAATAACCTTGGAATACATTATTGACTGTTGTTTGAGCTGAATTTAAAACAATAATACCTGCAGTACCAAATTGATTAATGTTATTAAATGTTGCAGATGCTTGGTTACTCCAATTAATTCCTCTACCGCCTTGTAAATTATTGTATTGAGTAGGGGTTAATTCAAAGTGTGTTGGTTCACCAATTAAATACATTACGTTTGCTGAATTTGAGTTTAAATAAGTTAACCCAGTTCCGTAATACGGGTTTGTACCGTTCTGCCAATTTACGTCAACTGCAGTAACAGGGTAAACTAATGCGCCGTAATTAGAACCAAATCCTTGCCCGTTTGTACTACCATATGGTAATCTATATGCATTTACAATTGCGTTTGTGTTGAATAATGGTTGTACTGATTCGTAAAAATATCTTTCTGCTGCATTGGTAGGTGTACCAAAAATACTTTGCCATTCTGCTAGACTTGTTACAGTAATAATTTCATCAGTTGGGCCTTGAGGAGCATAGCCTGCAACTAAAATGCTTGTACCAGTCGGTATGTTTGCTGTTCGACTTAGATCGACTTCATTGATCTGAACACCGGGTGACGTAATTGAGAGAGCCATATGTTATTATTTATATTTTGTGGACAACTTTTTATATCAAACTAGCAAAGAATTGAGAAAAGGCAAACTCAAAAGTGATTTCCATTTCCCCGGGTTCTCTATAGGAATACTCTATATTTCCCAATGATACTGGAAATGCTTTTGTGTAAGTAAATTGAATAACGTTGTTGTCAAATTCGTCCTTTCCGTACACTGTGAAATCAGTTTGATATGATTGAGGTTGTAAGGGAGTTGCAAGTTTGCTTGAGTTAGTATCTACTGTACCATCCGGAACATCTTGATTAGCGTCATAAATGGATTGTTGCTGGTCATTTAAAAGATTTAACCAAGAATAAATTACCCAGTAGTTATTAAATTGGTTATCTACGGTAAAATTAACTGTAATATTTTCATAAGGCGGTCTTGAATTAGAAGAAATTTTATAACTTTGACCGGAATAAGGAGCTACAATATCAGGAACTTGTATTTGCGGCACTATAGAACCGTAAACTGAAAATTGTATTGAATTTTGATTAACAAGATCTTGACTTCTAGTTGAAAAATTACTGGTATTATAGTTTCTTAAAATGGGCGGCAAATTAAACACCAATAGAAATTTGTCTTTCCTACTTTTGTTAAGTTGAGATTGTTGAATTATAGGTTGGGTTGCCATTATTGTAAAGGTTTATACCCTGCAGCATATAATGCAGCAAGATCATCATCAACTGAAATTCTATCTGATATAATAGAAGGCATTGCAGAAGCTGCACCACCTTTTTCATTATAGAAAGAATTTGGATCAGTAAAATATTTAATACCAAAATCTAATTGCTTTAATTTTAAAGGTCTACCATTAAAATCTGTTTGTATTACTTCAAAATGCTTTTCTACTAATCCTTTTTCTAATATAACAATAGACCAAACCAATGACATTACCCTATCATCATGATACCCAGCACCTTTCTTTGCAGACCATGTACCGTTTGCATGTCTTACAAACGTTTTAAACTCTCTTAATAATGCAAGGTCTCTAATTTGTACCACTTCTAATTGATTAACCCAGTATCTCATATTAGTAATGCCTGTATATTTGGTGTTAGTGTGAGATACTATACCAAGAACATCTTTTTCTCTACCTGCAGTAGAGGCCCCCCAAGACACCACGTTATCGTAATCAAAATTAGCTCTTAAATTGTCTACAACTTGAGCTCCGCAGTTATTTCTTTCTATACAAACTAAAGGTTTGCCCCATTGTGTTAAAATTTCATTTAATTTGCTTGTAAAGTTTACTGGTGATATACCATTATTGTGATAACTTGCAACTTGCTTTATACAAGTAAGGTCTGTTATATCCATAATTTGTATTACAGATGCATCTTTATCTATACCTTCACTCACGTCTACACCTGCTACGTAAATTTTACTATCATTAGGTTCTTCCCAAATTTGATAATGACCCTCCTCCATAACATATAATGGTTGTTTTATGTAAACAGAAAGTTTTTCATATAACTCATCATTAAGGGAACTTTCACCTGAATCTAAAAATTCGCAATTAAACTCTTGATTGAAAGCGTCCAAACTACCAATGGTGGCAATAGTTTCTTGTTTCCACTTTTCATCTCTACCGGGAATTTCATTCCATAAAATCTTATCACACGCCCACCCATTACGTTCTGTTTCTGCTCCTGTATACAAAGTATGAAACAAATTGCCTGTACCATTTGCGGTGGAAGCTATAAAGATTTTAGACTTTTTGGATGATGAAACAATTGGGTAAACTGATTTCCAAAATTCATCAACTAAATGAGGTTCAATAAACGCCAATTCGTCTAATATAAGAACGTTAATAGATTGACCTCTGGCAGCGGTACCTGTTGTGGTGGATATACCAATTCTACACCCGTTTGCCAAGGACATGGACGTTTTACCGTACTCCTTGACACCAGGCTTTAACCAATTTGGTAATTCCTCATATGCAAGTCTTATTCTTCTAAAGATTTCAATTGCTGTACCTTCTTTATTGGCTACTATTAATATAGATTGGTCTTTTTGAAAGCAGGCAACCCATAATGCATAGATTGTCATTAAAGTAGTTTTACCAATCTGTCTGCTTGCAAGCAATATGAAGAACCTATTATCTCTCATCTTACGTAACACCCTTTTTTGACATAAATGAAGGTCAATTGTTTGTTTTCCTTCATCAAGCGATACTATATAGAAGAAGTTTTCAGCAAAGTAGAGTATGTTTACGGCACACTTCTTTAAATCCGCCAACATATCTGGTGTATACTCAAATTCTGAGTCTACAGCTGGTAGATTCGGGTTATTCAAGTAGTTTTGTTTGTTTTTAAGCACGGGCGATATAAATATTTAACATATTATGGCACATAATCTATTAGAGATCTGGGACACTTACACAACTAAGGTCCTTAACGAAAAAACGCTTTCCAAAGAAACTGCAAAGTTTGGAAAGAAACCAGGCAAAGGGCCTGTTCAATTGAATAACCCTAAAGCTGGTGATATTGCTGATAAAAATACCTCAGGGCCAGATGTTGCAGGTAATTTTGATGGTCCCGCATTTAGCAGAAAAATAGATGATCTTAAGACTATGACGCCTAAAGAAAAGGCTAATAGACCTTATGTTACAGACCTTAACGTTTTTGACGTTGAAGAAAAATTTGATAAAAATATGGAAAAATCTACAAGCTCACTAATAAATAATTACATGAAATCTACTTTTAA